TGCATATTGGAAAATCAACCGTCCAAAGTAACCGTGGGCAGCGACAATGTTATATGTCTCTTCTTCCTGCCCAAACTTGTATCCATAATTCTGCGAGACTTCTTCGGTAGTCTCCCTAATGAGGGACGACGTGACGAGAGATCCGTGCATAGCTGAAAACAAAGAACCACCAAATACGCCAGCAACACCAAGCATATGGAAAGGGTGCATAAGAATGTTGTGTTCCGCTTGGAAGACAAACATGTAGTTAAAGGTACCTGAGATTCCAAGGGGCATACCATCGGAGAAAGAACCTTGACCAAAAGGGTAGACCAGGAACACGGCAGTAGCAGCAGCTACAGGAGCTGAGTATGCTACAAAGATCCAGGGACGCATACCTAGTCGGTAGCTAAGTTCCCATTCGCGTCCCATGTAAGCGAAGACGCCGATAAGGAAGTGGAAGACGACCAGTTGATACGGTCCCCCATTGTAAAGCCATTCGTCAAGCGAACCGGCTTCCCAGATCGGGTACATATGTAGCCCAATTGCGTTTGAGCTAGGCACGACGGCTCCGCTAATGATATTGTTTCCCCACAAAAGGGAACCGGACACTGGCTCTCTAATTCCATCGATGTCTACAGGGGGTGCTGCCACGAAGGCGGTGATAAAACAAATAGTAGCTGCAAGCAGGCAGGGAATCATGAGGATACCAAACCAACCTACATACAAACGGTTATTAGTGGACGTTACCCACCGGCAGAAATCTTCCCAAGTGGAAGTCTGCCTTTGTGCAATAGTTGCGGTCATTTAAAAGTGCGGTTACATTTACAATTTTATGTATTTGAGCACTTAGTAAAGCCCGCCCAAGGCTCACATCCAGTGGCGGGCATGTATCAATCAGAAGTTATACTTCAGACCAGCCTTGGTACCGTAGGTGTTGGTGTCATTAAACGTAGCAGAAATCTCACCATAGACGGAGAGCTTTTCGGTAGCAGCGACAGAACCAAATACTTTACCAGACAGCACAGTTTCACTGTCGCCACCATCAGGGACGACAACAGAAGGACCACCTTGGACACCCCAGGAACCCAGGGGACCGACAGACTCATAACCGACATGGAAGTCAGTAGTTTGGCTAGTGAAGTCGGAGCCAGTAAAGCCAGCGTTGTTCTCAACGTTCACGTAAGGACCAGCGATGGCAGCACCATGCGCCATGCCGAGGAGGAGACCGGAAGCGATAATAGATTTCATAATTAGTTAGTTACTTTTTCTTAGCAGTTTTAGCGGAGCGTTTGAAGTTAGCAGCCGTGGGTGCTCCTTTAGACCCAGGCTTTCTCATTTTTTCACCACTGCCAGCAGCAATACGCTTTCGCTTAGCGTGGATGTTTGCATACAAACCAGGTTTTTTAGCCATTACTTTTTACCCCCTTTCTTTGGGGGACGACCTTTCTTTGTACCGTAAGTACCTTTACCTTGTGGCATTACCAGACTCCTGGGATAATTTGTCCTGTGATTGCATAAGCACCAAGAGCCGCCAGGACGCCAAGCATAGCAAGACGACCATTAAGCTTCTCAGCCTTTTCATTGTGAGTTTCAGTTACATCCATAACAGTCATAGGTGGTTCGATTGCGTAGAGGTTTAGACGACCCCGTTCTTCAGTTACAGTAGTCATCAGAATTCAACATCAGAGTTTTCAAGACGGCGCATCAGGTCTGCACGATAAGCCGGGTCACGATCATAACGAGGATCACTCATTGCTGCGACCAGTTCAGCTTGACTTTTAAAGGAGTCATCCGTGTTCTGTGCACCACGTCCTGTAAGCACTTGACCATCTGATCCTACCGAATCATTGTAACGAGCTTGGAGAGCTTGCATAGCAAAGAAGATAGCGTTGGGGTTACCAGACTCCATCACTTTATCATACATCTCAACCTCTTCATCACCGAAATTGTCGCCCGCCCAATCTAGCATAGACTTGTAGGCTTTATCACCACCTACCATCTTCATTAGCTCTTGTGCTTGAGCCTCGGAAAGAGTTTCGACATCTGCCTCAGATTTGGATGAAGTTTCTTCTTCCTCGGCTGGTGCTGTTGACTCGCTTTCGTCTTCGGTGCTTTGTACTTCATTACGTGGTTCTCCCAGTTTCTTTTGAAGTTCAACATAGGCTTGCTCAAGTGCTTGCGGGTCTTTAAATTTACCAGCAAGTAGCGGCTGCTCTCCACCCTCAAGAGACTCAGCAACCGCCAGGGAGTCTTTCTCATCCGAGTTAAGAATCTCAGGATTAGCAGGTGTTTCGTTCATCGTAAATGTTTCAGCCATACTTTATTGTGGTGGGATAGGGGCTTGTTCTTGCTGCATCATTTGCATAGCAGCTTGTTCACGTTTTTGCTCAACGGCTGCCATCTGTGGCGCTTGCTGTTGCATCATCATAGCTTCTTGTTGTAGCATAGCTTCTTGTTGTTCAGCTTGCTGATCTTCCATACTCTTTACAAGGTTGAGTACATCAATACCAGATGCAGCGGCGAGTCGCTTGATGACCTCATCGGTGTTAACAAATTGACCGATAGCTTCAGGTCCAACAGTCTGAGCAATGACAGTAAGGAACTGTGCAAGGCTCTCACGATCTTGACCACGACCAAGGGCATTGATACCAGCAACGATTGTAGGTCGGATGATACCACCTTTAGGCAGTCTAGGGATCTCACCAGTCTTTTGTGCAACGTTGAGTTTACGATTAAGATAAGGGATCAAGAACTCAACAGTCAACAGGGAGAATAGTCCACCGAGTTGCTGTTCCAGTTCGAGTTGTGTCATACGGACTTCTTCCGCCGTGGTGCGCTCACTGTCCCTCACGTTGAGGATCAGGAAAGCTTCGTTCAAACGTTGAGTCAATGACCCAATCATCTGATAGGCAGTTTGGAAGTCAGCTGTCTTGCCAACCTGTACAACACCGATGTCATCAGGGCGTCCCTGAATAATAGCACCGTTACCTGCCTTGGCAAGAGTTGCTGGCTTGGTGGTGCTGCTCGGTGCGACAGTAAATACTACCTTAGCAGCAGCAGCGGAGCCTTCGACGATGGCTTGTGACAGTGCCTCAAGTGACTTTAGATCACCCAGGAACTCTTCCACTCTACCACGTCCATAGACCTCGCCGTCAACATGGTTGAAGCGTAGCACGAGCCAGGGGTTAGCGTCAATAGGTGCTTTACCCTGAGACTTGGGCAGGATCTGATCGAACATCTCCTGGTGCCACACCCAGCGGTTGTTGTCGCGGGTGACGTGCGTGTAAATAATACATTCATCATCTGGCATGGTGGTATCGTCAACCACACCAGGCTTTATGAGATCTGGGTAAAAATTTTTTACCAATTTTTTCGAGACTGTTTCTTTTGTTACGATCTCAATAACATTACCGTTACCATCTCTGTCTACCACATAACGGTTAAGAGGATAAA